ATTAAAAACCTTCGTCATCAGACGGAGGCGTTGATTGTCAATGGCAGTGTGAAAGATATGGAGCAGTATCGGTTTTTAATGGGACGCCTTGAGGGGTTTAAGTTTGTTGAGATGGAAGTGCAGAATCTTCTCAACAAGGATCAAAACCAATAAGGAGTTTATCAATGGAAATGACTGCGCTGGAAAAGAAATGGGCGGAAGAAGCTTCTGCTCATGTACCTTCATTGGACGATGCTTACGACAAAGAGGGCAGCCTCATTGTTGAGAAGATCGAACAGAAGGTGATGGACCGAATTCCTACTCCTACGGGGTGGCGAATCGTCATCTTGCCCTACAGAGGGGCAGAAAAAACCAAAGGTGGCATTGTATTGTCAGACCAGACCCGTCAGCGCGAGCAAGCGGCTACGGTTTGTGGCTACGTGCTGTCTGTTGGCCCACTTGCTTACGCCGATGAGAATAAGTTCCCAACCGGTCCGTGGTGCAAGAAGGGTGATTGGATTGTTTTTGGTCGATACGCGGGCGCACGCTTGCCGATTGACGAAGGAGAGATCCGAATCATTAATGATGACGAAGTTCTGGCTCTTATCCAGAATCCTGAAGATATCGTTCACTTATAAGGCACCATATGGCAGATAACATGAGCACGGAGCAGTTAGAGTTTAATTTAGGCGAGGATGAAGAGCCCGCAACGGTAACGTTTGGCAAGGATGCTGACGGTAACCAAGAGCCGGGGCAGCTAGAAGTTGAGCCGCCACAACCAACGCAGAGAGAAGCACAGAGTCACTCTGATGAGTTGGGTTCTGTCAACGAAGCGGTACAAAAGCGTATTGCCAAACTGACCGCTAAGATGCGTGAAGCAGAGCGCCGTGAGCAGGCAGCTTTTGAGTACGCTAAGGGCATGCAATCTCAGGCGCATGAGCTACAACAGAAGCTGGTGCACACAGATTACAGCCGTTTGAATGAGGCAAAGTCTCGTTTAGATACACAGCAGTTGCAGTTGCGTCAGATCATTAAAAAGGCCCGAGAAGAGGGTGATATTGATACTGAGACGGAGGCCAGCCAACGTTTGTCAGAGATGACGATGGAGCAGCGGCAGGTTTCAGGTTGGTTGCAGCAGCAAGAACACGCGGTTCGCAATCCTGCCCCTGTGCAAGAGTATCAACCTGCGCCGCAGCAACAACAACGCCCAACTCCTGATCCCCGAGCAGAGGATTGGGCAGCTAAAAACACGTGGTTTGGTCAGGACAGAATGCTGACCTATGCTGCATGGGGCATACATCAAGAATTAATTGAGAAGGAGGGTGTTGACCCAACTTCCGATGAGTACTATACTGAATTAGACCAACGACTTCGGGACGAGTTCCCGAGGAAATTTGCGGGTGAGCAATCACCTAGTACCCAGACCAGACAACAGCGTTCCGCGCCTGCTGTTGCCCCTGCTACCCGGAGTTCCGGAATTAATAGTGCGCGCCGAACTGTCCGGTTATCGCCGAGTCAGGTTGCTATGGCAAAGAAATTGGGTGTACCTCTTGAAGAGTATGCCAAGTATGTAAAGGAATAAATCATGAGCGAAAAAATTACAATCGACAAAGCCAGTCGTTCCTCCGAAAGTCGGGACAAAGAGACTCGTCGCAAGCCATGGCGTCCTCCTTCACGCTTGGATGCACCACCTGCCCCCGAAGGGTTTAAGTACCGTTGGATTCGCGCTGAAGTCAACGGAAGTCTTGACAACCAGAACGTGTACAGTAAGTTGCGTGAGGGATACGAACTTGTTCGCCCTGAAAATATTCCTGAGGAATACCGCGCAACATTGCCCACGATGGACGACGGCAAACATGCTGGCGTTATTTCAGTTGGTGGACTCTTGCTTGCCAAGATCCCTAATGAAACGGTTGAAGAGCGCAATGCTTATTTTCGCCAGAGGGCACAGGAACAGTTGCATGCTGTGGACAATGAGATGATGCGTGAGAACGCACACTCTTCAATGCGGATCCAATCTCCCGAGCGGAGTTCGCGCACAACATTCCGTCAGTCTAATAGCTGATACTTTTAATTTTGTAGGAGATACAAATGGCTAATATCGATAAGGCCTTCGGGCTACGTCCTATTGGTAATCTTTCCGCTACTGGTGCTCAGAAACAGTACGGATATCAGATTGCTGATAATCAAGCGGGTACAATTTTTCAAGGCGACTTGGTTGTTCTTACAGCTGGATTCATTTCAAAGTTTTTACCGGCTTCACACTCTGCTGCGGTAGGCGTGTTTAACGGTTGCAACTACAATGATCCCACTACAGGCAAACCTACGTTTAGCAACTTTTATCCCGGTTCTGTCAATATTACATCAGGCCAGATTAGTGCTGATGTTCTTGACGATCCCAATCAGTTGTTCTTAGTTCAATGTGATGCAGGTTTTGTGGCGGCTGATGTTGGCAAAAATGCCGATGTTATTGGCACAGGCGGCAGCACTACTAATGGTATTTCTACCATGGAGTTGAATTCAGCTACGTTGGCAACAACAGCAGCATTGAACTTGAAAGTTGTTGGCTTGTACAACGACGTCAACAATGAGTTCGGCACAAATGCCGTGGTGGTAGTTAAGATCAACGAACACGTGTACGGTAGTGCAGGTGTTGCTGGTCAATAAGGAGATAAATCATGGCAATTACCCGTTCCCAACTTGTTAAAGAACTAGAGCCCGGCCTTAATGCTTTATTCGGTCTCGAATACAAGCGTTATGAAAATGAGCATGAGCAGATTTTCTCTATTGAGACATCTGACCGTGCTTTTGAAGAAGAGGTCATGTTGACTGGCTTCGGTTCTGCTCCGGTGAAGACCGAGGGTGCAGGCATGGCATACGACACCGCTTTGGAGTCGTTCACTGCTCGCTACACCCACGAAACCATCGCTATGGCGTTTGCGTTGACTGAAGAAGCCGTTGAGGACAACCTCTACGACCGTCTTTCTGTTCGCTACACCAAGGCGCTGGCTCGTTCCATGTCCAACACTAAGCAAGTAAAAGCTGCTTCTGTGCTGAACAATGGATTTACTGGTGGTCAGTTTGCTGGCGGCGACGGCGTGGCTTTGATGTCCATTGCCCACCCAACTGCATTGGGCCCAGACTTCGCTAACCGTCCTGTTGTTGCTGCTGACTTGAACGAGACTTCTCTCGAACAAGGCATTATTGACATTGCGTCGTTTACCGATGAGCGCGGCTTAAAGGTTGCGTTGACTGCTCGTAAACTGGTTGTTCCTAAAGAGTTGCAGTTTACTGCAGAGCGCTTGATGAAGACCGTCCAACGTGTGGCAACGGCTGACAATGATATCAACGCGATCAAGTCCATGGGCTTGATTCCTGAAGGATACACTGTCAACCATTACTTGACAGACACAGATGCCTTCTTCTTGTTGACTGACGCACCTAACGGTTTGAAGATGTTCAACCGTTCACCTATCAAAACCGCTTTTGAAGGCGATTTTGAGACAGGTAACGTCCGTTACAAGGCCCGTGAGCGCTATAGCTTTGGCTTCAGCGATCCACGCGGTATCTACGGTTCTCCCGGCGCTGCATAAGCGTTTGGAAAATATAAAAAAGGGGGCTTGCGCCCCCTTTTCTTTTGGTGTATATTGCTTTTAATCCGGACTTTCCGGTGCATTAGACTAGTTCCGGCTAGACGACATACAGACTGATGCACTACAACTTGTATGTAAGGAACCATCATGGCTCAAACCACATTCTCCGGCCCAGTTACGTCTAAAGCTGGCTTTAATTCAGACGATACTCTGACCGCCGCTGACTATACATCAGGCAGTTTCAACCTCACCGATTTTACTGTTCGCCCTGCGGCAACATGGACAGGCACAGTAGCGGCATTGGTTGGCGCGGCTAACCATCGCACGGCTGGAGTCTCTGGCGGCACGATCATTGGCTGCTATGCCCAGACTTCAATGGGAGCGTCGGCAACCACTGTAATTACAGGTCTTAACACTGCCGTGATGGGCGTTGTAGACATGGGCGCAAGTACAAACACAGGCGCTACTTACGGCGCAGTTTTTGACTTTACATCGTTCTCGGGTTCACGGGGTGTGCGGCCCACGGCTTTTGTTGGTTTTGGTGATGACGCACAAAACAGCCTTGGCGTTTTGAATTTGTTTGACGTCGGTCGTAGTGCCTCTCCCGTTAGCACAGGCGCATCTGGTAACGTACTTTTTACCACTGTTGCTCCCACTTCACTAAGTGGTTCTTTGCGTGTTCAAGTCAACGGCCTTACCCGTTACATTCCACTATACAGTAGCCAAACATGACCGAGTTAGACCTTAAAGAGCGCCTTGAGGCGTTAGAGGCTCAAAGGCGGCAAGGGGAAGCTAATCTAAATGCTATTGCTGGAGCTATGCAAGAATGTCAGTACTGGCTGCAAAAGATAGCAGACAAACCGGAGCAAAAAGATGGCAACTGATGTTAAACAAGCGCATATAAACGTAAGTGGTTTTTTAGTGCTGGGGCGCAACCGCGTCAGGGCTTTGTCCTTTGTAGGAACGGCTTCAGCGGGAACATTGGCAGTTTTTGATACTGATACTGCCCCTGTAACCTCGAGCGTCACATACGGGCGAACGGGAACAACTGTAACCGTAACCAAAACGGCTCACGGGCTTGTTACTGGGGATACTGTTGGAATTCATTTTGAAGCGTTCCCCTCAGCTACGGATGGCAACTATGTCATTACCCGAGTTGATGCAAACAACTTTACGCTTACTGACATTAACAGTGGGTCTATCTCAGGTAGCCCTGCAGCGGTGTATGTCAGCGGCGGCGGTTCGTGGCTCTTGACGTATGAATCCGCGGCCACAGACATCTTTAATAATTCTCCGGACATTCCAGAAGATGGTGTCTTAGCGATTAAGGGTGTTTATGCGTACATGGACAACATAACTGTTGCTAACATTTTTTATGGCTAAAAAGGGCCCTTCGCTCTCAGTAGGTCGGGGCGAGAAGCTTCCGATCTCTAAGGGTGCGGGTCTGACTGCCAAAGGCCGAGCTAAATACAATGCTGCTACAGGCAGTAATTTAAAAGCTCCTCAGCCTAAAGGCGGTCCACGAAAAGATTCGTTTTGCGCGCGCATGTCCGGGATGCCCGGTCCTATGAAGGATGAGAAGGGTAAACCTACACGCAAGGCGGCAGCCTTGGCAAGATGGAAGTGCTAAATGGAAGTCAATACAATCTGGTTAGCAATCCTTTCTGCTGCCTTTGGCGGACTGTGGTTTTTTATTCGCGAGAAATTTGACGAGCTTAAACGAATTGACATTTTGTTGAATAAGACTCGTGAAGAGATTGCTCGTGACTACACAACCAATGCAGAGGTGCAGAGGATTACTGATCACATTGATCAAAGGTTTAACCGGCTTGAAGAGAAGATTGATCAGCTTATTCGGGCAGGAAAATAATGTATTTAACGAGCAACATTCCGTATTTTAAATGTTGGGTAAGAAAAGAATTTACAA